TTGTCGTAATGGCGTTTAAGATCGTCATAACGTTTCTTAAAAGCCTTTTCCTCGGCTGTTACAGGGCGTTCTTCAGGAGTAGCCTCTTCTTCGGTGTCCTGTTGTTCGGTAGCTGTATCAGTATCCTTATCCTCGAGATCTCTTTTGTACTTGTTTTGATAAGGTGTTGGATCAAGTATCTCTTCTACTTGTTCCTGTTCAGGTGTAGCAGAAACTTCTTCCGTTGTTTCTATTACATCTTCATTCGTGTCGTCAACCATAATATCCTCCTTAGTTGAGTTGGGTGCCTTATGGGAAGGGTAGCCCTAGTGGGCTGCTAGGCCATTATTGGCTTAGCAGGTGGCACATTATTTTGCTCTTCTGTCATCATTGCAGGAGAGCTTCCTAATCCTTGTTGGTTAGAAACTTGTTGATTGTTCATACTAGATGATGCTTTACTAGCAAAATCTTGTCCCATCATTTCTATAGACTCTTCTATAGTTTTTGCAGGATACGTTTGAGAAACAATCGAAACTGGTATATTTATTGTAGGTTCTGTTGGGCCAAAATCTTTTAAGACTCCTACAACTTCAGGGCCAAACAATTCTGCCATAGCTTTTTTTACAGGAGGAGTTAAATGTTGCTCAAGTATAGTACTTGATTCATCTGATAGATTAGACACTGCCTGTTGAAATCTGCCACCGTCAACAATAGAACCCCCTACTGATTCTTCCATGGGCATTCTATTTTCTTGTGGGTTTGAGGCCATCATTCCTGCCCCTTGCATATTTCCGTTTGCCATTTATATTCTCCTATTATTTATTTCTTTGTAGTATTCATCTCCAACCATAAAGTCTATATCGTCTACAGTTTTAAATTCATTATTGTTTGTTATTATTTTTAAAAATCCTGTTAGTATAGGATCTACTTTAATCATGCCATGATCTTTTTCATAACGATCATATAGTTTACTTTCAGAAGTAGTATGGCCAATAAGTTTATATCCTTTTACTTTTGCTAATTGAAATATAGAATCAAGACATTTTTTTAAACACTCGTATCTAATTTTTGAATCTTGTTTTTTATCTACTAATACCCATTCCATAAAAGCAAATTTACATCCTAGTCCAAAATAAATTCCTGTACAACATATTGGAATATTATTATATTCTACAATAATTCCATCTGGAGGTAAACAATCTTTTGGAGGACTTGTCCAATCGTATTCTTTCCACCATAATTTTATAGTATCATAGTCTTTATCTAGATTCCATAATCTAGCTTTAAGTTTTTGCATTAAGTGTATCTAAATTTTCTTGTGCAATTTCATTGCCTATTTTTGCATGTGAATTAAAAAAATAATCACTTCCTTTTGCTATAAACATTTTTTGTTCTTTTGTTTCTAAGTAGTCTGTAAACAAAATATTTTCAATTAATAATCTTCTATGTTCAGTTCCAAGAACATATACAACGTGAGTATCATCACCTAATGATTTTGAATTTTTAGAATCTTTAACATACATCCATTTATTATTTTCATTAACTAAATGATTGCCAGATACTTTAACTCCATTATAATTATATAATTCATCTGTTAAAAATTTACCAACTCCACCAACGTATCCTCCAACTGCAACCTTTTCCATAAGATCTATTTCTTCAATTGGTTTTTTAGTTTCGTCTGCCATAGTAATAAGAGTTCCTGCTAAAAAACATTCACCATCACCACCACTATTATTACTATTACCATAGGCACCATCTGGATTACTAATTGCACCGCCTGTATTAGGACCTCCTGTTGTTACATTGCCAACAGGAGTACTTGTTCCTGTTCCTGCATTATAACCACCATAAGTTACTGTGCCTGAATAACTGGTATTGCCTTCACTATCAGTAGTTGCTCCCCATCCAACTGCACTTACACCATTATCCATTCCATAGGCATTTCCGCCAGTATTAACAGAACCATCAATAGTGCTTTGAGCATTAGACACATCACTTTCACTATATCCGCTTGTTCCTCCAGTACCCTCACTAACTACATTATTAGCTGTTGTCAATCCTGATTCATTAATACTTGTAGTACCATCTGTATTAGTACTTGTAGATGATGAAGTCATTGTAGAACCATTTACACTACTCCAACCATAGCCACTTCCTGGATTTGATAAATCTGTTGTAGCTTCTCCACTTTGATCAGTATCTGCACTAGTTTCATTAGCTGTTTCTGCTATTTGATCTAGCGCTGAGAGTTCGTTGCCAGGAGTATCTGTTGTATCCTTCTCAACTCCAAATACACTATAATCTCCTGTTTCAACAGCATTGGCATAATCTCTATTTATTTGTGCAATCCTATCAAACTCTGCTGGACTAGTATTTGCTGAATATGATTCTCTACTAAAATCAAGACTAAGGTCTTTATCATAGCCTACCATTTCTCTTATCTTATCCCAGCTGCTTTTTTCTTGTGCTTCTCCAGTTCCTTGAATAAAACCTCCACGTTCTTCTGATATAGATTTGTCTCTATATCCTTCGTATCCACTACCAAATGCACGTCCTGTTGTTGCTCCTGTAGCTGATCTATAAATATTTCCATATGGATCATAATTAGGATCATCTGTAGCTGTCATTGCTGATCCGCCTTGTGTTTTAGAATATGCTTGATCAAATGTTAGATTGTTCTCTTTCATTTCTTTTTGCATTTGACCATATACTTTTTTATCAATTCCAAAATTGTCTTTTAATTCTTTAGCAGTTCTATACTTTCCAAAAGCATACAGTCCTCCAATAATTGGAACTTCGGACATAACAAGATTTGTAAGAAAATTTCCACCGTATGCAAAATTAGTCATAGCTTCAGGATCATACGTTCCTGAAAGACTTTCAGCTAATGCCTTTTGTCTAGCTGCTTCTTCTCTTGCCCTTCTTTCTCCGCCTCTACCTTGTGTTATTCTTGTAATATTAGTGCCATCATCAGTACCATCATCAGTACCATCATCAGTGCCATCTTCACTTCCAGCATCTCCTTCAAATTGATCATATTCTGTTCTAGCTTCTGTAAGCAATGAATTAGACACTTTAGTAGACCCTATTGTATACTCATATTTTAAAATATATTGTCCATAAGTAGGACTATTAGCATCTGTATCTTGTACCATAACTTGTTTATAATCAGGTATTTGTCCAGTGTTAGGATCTATTGAAGGTGGATTATCGTATATTGCCATAATCTATTTAGCTTTCGTTAACTGCTCTCGGAGTTGTAGGAGATGTTTCAGCATAACCAGCTTCCCCTGGCTGCGGAACATTTCCTGTGCCGATGTTGCCGTTTCCAACTCCCGATGCGTCTGTTGGATTTGAGCCTGGAGGTATTCCGTTAGGAGCCCCCACATTCTGTTGTCCGCCACTAGGGCTTTGAGTTTGTTGATTTCCATTTGTCATCCCCATTATTTTTGCAAAAATTTGTGCATTCTCTGGATCATTAATTAATTGATCTGGATCAATGTCTAATGATTTAGCAATTTCTTTTAAGATAGAATGCCATCTAACAAACGGTGCAATATTAGGATTATTTGCAGTTTGCATAAATGTCATTAATCTTTGTGACCTTACTTCTTTTTGCATTAGAGAAGATGTCCCTCTTGCTTTTACTTCTAAGTCACCTTTTATATTTTCTACGTTTTGATTAAATTGCATATTCCAAGAAAATAAAGATTCACCAAGGGGTCTTAATAAATAATCATCTATATTCTTAACTACTGTTTTAATGCTTAATGCAGCAGCTCCCATTAACATAGACATACCTGCTGCGGTTCTTGTTGTTGATTGTACACCAGTTGCTCCATGTGAGTAAGATGGTATACCTGTCGATTCGTCTGCCAGTTGTCTAAACTTATCAAACATCATTAAATTTTCTGTTGCTGTATTAGGAAACTTTAATCCATTTATTGCAGTTCCTGTTACACCAGATTGTCTTCTAAATATTTTACCAGGATATATACTCATATCTTGTCCTGGTACTAGTTGTGTTTCATCTATATCAAACACTAAATTACCTGCTAATGCTAGGTTATCAATAGCCATTCTTGCATGACCATTCATTACTTGTTGAGCATCTTCCATATTTTCTGGTATGCCTACACCAAAAAATTGATATGGATTTATTTCATATGGAGTTACATGAAACGGTATTCTTTCAGGAGTAAAAGGATTTAGTACTAATCTAAGTATATGGCCATTACATACCCAAGCATTTATTTGTACTTCAGATAACTCATCAAAATCTTCATCAATTTCTAAGCCTGCCTCTTCTGCAAGAGTTGCATCCATTGATCCCCAATATTCATATATTTCAAATCTTTTTTTCTTAAGATCATCAACATTCTCTCTATCAAGTAGTGCCGTTTCAAATCCACGAACTTCATAATTTTCACCCATCTTTATGCACTCAGCTATAGCACCTCTTCTAAATAAAGGTCTATTAGCTAAGTCTCTAAGCTGAGATCTATTTAATGAATGTCTTTGTATTACATAATCACAGTCTTGAATTGTTGTTGCATCTGGATCTGGGTAAAAATCCCATACACTTACCGCTTCTAGTTTTGGAACAGTTTTAGATTGAGGCCTGTATTCTTGCTCTCCCTCTTCATTTGTATCCCATTTATGTAAAGTTTTATCATGAGTAAAAGGACCTTTTAAAACTCCAGTGCCTAGTAATACCATTTCAAATAAAACATGCCGTAATACTGTTATAGCACTAGTTTCATCTAACTGATCATGAATTAATTTTTCTAAATTTTCAGCTGCCTGTCTTGCTGGTTCAATTTGTGGCATAGCAGGAGATTGTGGAGAAGGACCTTCGGCAAATTCAATACCTTCATAATCATTCTTTATTCCTCTTAGTAAATCTGTTGTTGTAGTACCAGGAGCCATTTCTTTACCATCTCCTGGATACCCATAAAGATCTACTAAATTATTTTCTTCTTTAGGTTTTTGTTCAGGTTCATTGTCTTGCTTTACCCTTGCAAATTCTGCTATACCTTCAGGCATAGGGGTAGGCTCTACTCCTATTGGAAATTTTCCACTAGAAAAAAGAACTTCAATTAATTGACCAAATGCGGCAAGAACTTTTGTTTTTGTTATTTTAACAAATACTCTAGATTTTTCTTTTTCTGTAAAAGACATATCAGAACCATAGATTCCTCTATAGTTTTTATATGCTCTAAGCCATCTGCTTTCATCAAATAATCTAGCATCTTCTGACTTATTAAATCTAGATTTAATTAATCCTTGAAGACTAGCAAAATCATCATAGGTTGGTGTTTTTTCTGTTTCATCAGGTTCACCTAATCCTACAATTATATCATCTCTTAGTCCTATATTGTCATCAGCCATGTAATGTACCTAATTTTTAGTAGTCTCGTTCGTCAGCCATAGAAAATACTTTGCCGTCTACCATATTAGTTTTTACTTTAGGTGCATCTTCATTTTTTCCACCTTCTTCAACAGCAGGCATATTATTGGCAGGTCTATCAGGTGAAGTGTTTACTTCATCTAAATCACCTTGTTTATATTTTTTCATGATATCCATGTCATTTCTCCTTATTTTTAGTTTTTAATAATGACTCTTGTATAAATTTTAAGAGCCACGGATTATCTCGTAAGACAATATGTAATTGATTGGCTAAAGTACTAGTAACAACTTCTTCTTTATCCTCATCTGATAATGGATTAGATTTAGTTGTGAGCCCACCAACATAACAGCATGCATGTAAAATTTCATGAATTACTGTATTTAATAAATCGTGTTGTTCTAAATTTGTATTTATTTGTATCTTATTTTCTCTTTGCAAATAATGTCCATAGCAATCTGTTAGATTATCTGTTCTAAAATCTGCATCTCTTACTTCAATAGTTAGATCCTGAAATCCAACTCTTAATTTTTTATTGTCTATATCCATTAGTATCCAAATATTCTATCTGCTGGTTTAAATGTTTTATTTTTACCAAAATCATCAAAACCATTTCCTTGTGGGTTAATGGGGCGAGACATACATCCATAACGTAATGCATCGTATGCATGATCTTCTGTGTGTGTATCAACATCCTCTGGATTATTTTTATCACACGGTAGTAGAGGTAGTGTTCGTATTAAATTTATACAATTATTAAAAACAAAAAGGGATGGTTGTTTTGTATCTCCTTTATCTCTAACTGATAAACGTTTGTGCAATTCTAATTTACCATTTATACGACTTCGAGGTGATCTATCAGATGGTCGCCATCTGCATCCTGCAGTTATCATTGTTTCTGCTATACTTGGACCTACATCACCTCTTCGTGCCCAGGTACTAGAATCTAATATGCCATAACGAATATACTCACCATTCTCCATCTCTAATACTTTTCTTGCAAATACATCTGCTACAACTTTTTTTGTATATAGTTCTCTGTAAATCCAAAGATTATTATCAAAATCAATTGCAAACCATAGTACGCATGCGGGAGATGAGTATCCCCAGTCACAAGATCTAAACCTATGCCAATTTCTAGGAATGTCAAAGGGTTCAACTACATGAACTGCTCTATTAAACTCAGGAAAAGCAGCATCTTCGTAAGCTCCCCAATCTCCTTCTAAGAATTGTTTTCTTTGCACTTCAGGCAAAGAGGCTAGCATAATATAATAATCCTCTGTTTGCATTAGATAAGGATTATCTTGTAACTTAGCTGGTATAAATCTTCTAGTTATAGACCTATTACCAACTGGTGTTTGAATATTTATAGAGAACCTTGTATTAGGAGTAGCAGGATCTACAAACATTTCTTTTACCCATGTTGATCCAACGTTACCTGGATTGCCTGTTGCTCTCATAAACACTGGTATCTCTGGATCTACTGATCGAAGAGATGACCTTAGAAAATTATAAATATCTGGATTGGGATATTGTGGTAGCTCATCGATTCCAATCCATGTGTAAGATTGACCTTGATATCGAAGTGCATCAGTAGTGTTCTCAGCGTATCCAAATTCTATTTTCGCCCCTGACGGAAATCTCCATTCTTTTTCTTGTTCTCTCCATTTAGCACCAGGGTATGCTTTAGGATATAATTGTTGTGAGTGATTAATTAAATCTCTTAACTCTGGCATTGAACGTCTTAATAGTAGACATCTGTGTTTTGCCTTATCACAATAACGAAGTGGATCAATAAGCATTGCATATGATTTACCTCCGCCTCTTGCACCACCATAAAATACTTCTCGTTCTGATGCAGCTAAAAATTGTGTTTGAGGTCCTTCATTAGGTTCAAATATAACTTCTTGTTCTTGTACTGCCTTTTTTACATTTGATGGTATTATTTCTAGATCATCTTCAACAACTATATTTTGTTTATTTTCTAGAACATTGTCAGCTTTTTTAATAGCTTCTTTTTTATTCTTTAATTTTTTTTGTGCATTGTGATAATCATCTTTTGCTTTTTGTACTTGTTTAGCTATATCACTAATGCTAGCTTTAGCAGATCGTTTTGCTTTAGCTATACTTTTCTTTTTCTTTTTAGGTGGTGGTATATCATTCACTTCTTGACAACACCTTTCTTAAGCCTGGTGCAGATATATATCTGCCTGTTTTTCTTTCTACCCAACCAGCAACTTCTCGATAGGAACAACTTTTAATATATTGTTTTGCTTGTTCTATAGCTTCAAGTTCCTCTTGGATCGGCTCTAATAACTTATTATCCTGCTCACTTACTTTATAACCAAATGGAACAGTTCTTGAAATTCTTTTTTTATGTCCTAGGCTCATTGTTTCGTTTCCCATATAGCATTGTCCACGACCAACTATGTATTTTTCCTGACCAAATATATACTCTATATAATATAGATTTCATTATGCTTCTTTGGCTGGTAATATAAATATACCATGGGCGACTTTGGCATTAATATCTAATTTTTCTTTCTTGACTACACCTACTCTATCCAGTATCTGTTTTGCTGCTTCCATTCTAATGCTAGCACCAGGTATAGATCCATCATCATCTATTGCGTTGGCTATGCTTAATGCAGCTTTCGGTGAGTGAGCTGCTAATACCGTTTCGGCACGTTCTATGATCTGGTCTCTTAAACCTTGTACCACTTTCGGATATGAGGTGGGAGCATAGCCTGCAATCTCTGCAGCTGTTCTTGGATCACCATTAGCTTCTCCAAATAGAACAGAGAGAAATGTCTTTTGTTTTTCAGTTAATTCTGTTGTTTCTTTCTTGTCTAGAAGCATACAACAATTATTACTGCGATAACAGCAATACCTAAAGCAATTTGTTTATGCTTTGGCATAGCCATAATTTTATCTTTAATCCACATTAATTTTTCCATTTATTCTCCTTTAGCAATTCCATGCTCTTAATGATTTGTTTATTCTTGAATCAGGATCTCTTGCTGTTTTAGCAGAGGTCAATTTCTTTTTCATCCCTTTCATTCTTGCACAGAATGAGGCTCTTCTTGGATTACCTTTTACTTTACTTGGTGCTTTAAGGTTTCTTTTTTTGCCAGTCTTAGTCTTGCCTTTATTATAGCTTGCACGGCCTTTAGCATTTAATCCACCCTTTGGATTCTTACCTTCTTTTCTAGTCCATGCTGCTGACTTAGCCATGCCTTATGCCTTCTTAGTTTTTTTCTTTTTAATATCTTTTTTATGTACTAAAGGTTTACTATTTTTACTATGGCTTTTGCCTGTATGCAACTTACCATTAGGCATTTTGTGCGTAGCACCTTTCCATTCTTTACCGTCTTTTGTGTAGTGCTTTACGCCTTTCATTATGATATCTTTCTATATTTTTTTACTTTTTTTGCAATATTTTTTGGTTGTTTTGAAACTTGTTTACCTTTAGCTTTAGCTTTTCTTTTTGCCTTTGTGGTCGCAGCATATTCTGCAGCAGATAATGCTTTGATTGCCTTTTCAGGAAGGTAGCGTTCACCAGTCACAGAAGATTTTTTCCCTGACTTAGTTCGCCATTTTTGTTTACCCCAAGACTTTAGGCTTTTTTGACTTTTTGCTAGTGCCATTATTTTTCTTTTTCTTTAATAGTGTAAAGTCTACTTTTGAGATTTTACCATCTCTATTCTTATCTAATTTTTTTTGTTTACCTTTAAGCATTACTTATATCCTCCGCCTGCTTTTTTATATGCTTTGGCTAAAGCTTGTGCCTTACGAGCTGACCACTTGCCTGCACCAGTACCGTGAGATGCTTGGGCTTTAATTCTATTAAATATCTGTTTTCTTTTTCCAGGCTGAGTATAGTTACCTGCTTTATTTACTGTACTTTTAGATTTTGCCATATTACTTTAAGTTATTATAAAATTCATCTAATGCATTATGCTCACAGTTTGCACATTCACATGATACACAAACACCATTGTTACCACAATGGCAACTATGGTTGCAGTTCTTACAGCCTGCTGGTTTTTTTTCTGTTTCTGTAGTTAGTCCGAGTCCGTTGTCTAGTTGCATGGGCTTGCTCCTTAGATTTTTTATTAAGTATATCTGTTAATTCAGAAAAAGTCATTACGATATAACTATTAATAGTCCCTTTTTAGAGGACTTCTTAGTTTTTTTCTTACTTTTCTTCTTAGTTTTCTTTGGATAACTCTTAGACTTCATGTGGTTAGTAACCTTTCATAGGTTTTTTAACTTTTTTCTTAGTCTTTTTTACTTTTTTCATTGGTTTTTTTGGTTTCATTGCTCCGTACATAGCTATTCTCCTTAGTTTTTTTATTTTTTTTACCAAATATTTGATTATATTGCTCTTGTGGCATGCTATAAAACTTGCCATTGATCATCTCTTTGCCTATAGATCCGTGTATTTGTCTGATTCCCATGTAATTTTTCCTTAAAAACCAGTAGTTTCCGTGAATGTCCTTGGTTGTTTTCGTTATATATCTGTGTGACCCGTTGGTAACTACTGTATATCTATCTATTATACACACATATAGCAATTCTGTCAATACATTTATTTGTTTTATTTAGATTATTTATTTTGTTGTTGACAGAATCGCATTCAGGGTGTATAATGGTATTAAGGCCTCCCCCCAGGCCCCTATATGTATTACCTAAATTTACTATTAGGGACTCACTTATGGGTGTGGGACCCCTACAGGTACCATACTAATGTGGCCACCTAAGTGGTTACCATGCTTTTTTAGTAATTTTCCAGCTATGGCGTATAGGATATAGCACGTACCCCCCTAGCCCCCTGCACCTATCCTATTGAAATCCCTACATATATTTTTTTGGTACAGTCAGAATGATATATATCAAGCTGATATAGGTACACCTGAAAAAATAATAATAAAAATTCTTTTATGGTTTCAATTATTTTAAAACTTAGAGCAACTATGAAAGCGTATCTTATGGGAACTATGGAAACCACCAATGGCAACTATTAAAATGTGCATGGCGTTGTTCTTGTAAAAACAAGCTGGGTACTTTGAAAATATTGGCGTTAAAATCTAGGCACAAAAAAAGCCCTAACAAATTAATGAAAGGGCTTTGATTGTTTTATTATTTAAAACTTAACTTGCTTTAAACATTTTAGCGAATGGCTTAAATTCTACTACATGAACATCTGATATTTCTTTATCTACTTTCACATTGCCATCTTCAGTTGCTTCAGCAATTGCTGTTTCATTTACATCAAGTAATAACTCAATGAAATCTTTCATGCTGTTTAAATCTTTCACTACATGGTCATCAAATTTATCAATGAAAGTTTCATAATTAAACCCATAAGTATTTGTCGCTTTATCGTAAGTATTTAATTGCGTACCCTTACAAATTGCATGTTTAAAATCTTCAACAGCATTAAAAACAACTTCACTAAATATAGGCTTGGCAACTGTTCCCTTAGTTTTCTTTACACCAGTTATTGATTCATCAGCAAAATTTACTAATTCACTAAGTGGCAACTTAACCATTTTATTAGGTGATTTTTTTAAGTCCTTATGTTCTGGTTTATAGTCAGCAAGTTTTACAATAAAAGATTTTTCTTTAAATTGAATTTTACTTTCACCACCTTTAATTATTTTTTCTTTATATACTGAAATTGCCCTCAATACATTATCTTCAAATAATTTGTTTCTGTCAGAAGTAATGAAACCAAGTTTATCCTTTACTTGACCTGCATAACTTGCCAAATTCCAGCAATAGTCCTTCACCTTTTCAGCATCAAAAATTTCTTTTTTAAATACATCATTGGTTTCATTATTCATTGCTAACACTAAATTATTAATTGTTAGTGGCGAACTTGCATTATTAATGTCTTTTAAATTATTAATTAATAATGTTTTTAAGTCTGATTTAATTGTAGTCATATTTTTATTTTCCTTTTATTAAATTTTGATTTGCATAATTGCGAATCAATTACCCATGATTATAAACATATAAACACCTAAGTCAATAAATCTAAGTCATTGATTTCATTGGATAAATCAAGGAATTAATTCCCTAAATTATCTAATGTTTTCAATACCCTTTATTTACTAGCTTTCAAATTTATATATATCATTCTGATATAGGTACTCATAAATTTACCTCAAAAAAAATCAAAAAAAATTGACAGATTTTACCTGCTGTCGCTATGCTCATAGCTAATGCACTTGACATATACTTATGATAGGTTTATGATAGCCTCATTATGACCGAACAAAAAAATATTTTGACAATGCTTTGCTCATTTATACAATCAGTTATTATGATTGTTATATTCATTGGTATTGTTGCAGTGCTATTTATATAGCTTGACATAACATCTCTAAGGTGGTATTATTTGTAATAATATCAACAACTTAATAGGAGAAGTTATGACAATAGAATCACTAATAATTTTTGTGATACTTCTATCCATAGGATAGAGTATGACAGAATCAATATGTAAACAATGTGGTGGCAATCACTACATTACTAAAATGCAATCAACTAGAGTAGCACATACTTATAAAGGTGAAAACTTTTATGACTATGAAAAGGTACAGGTAAACTGTCCTAGCTGTACTCAACCAGAACCTTTAGGCTTAGACCAAGTAGCTAAAGAATTTTACAGGGCTTTTAATAATGTACCAGTAGAGCCTAAAGACTTTAGAAAGAAAGGGTTATTATAATGCCATTATTAATATTGTACAGTTGTACTATAATAGTATGCCTATTTGTTTTAGCAATGGTGGGCATATGATTAACTTAGATTATGTACTAGCCATACTATTTGTAGGCTATGTTTGTTTACTAATCTATTCTTTTAGATACATGACTGGAGGTATGATATGAAATACGAATATCGATATCATGACGAATGCTATTGTCGTAGATGTAAAATCATAAGAAACTTTTACAACGACATGGTATTCTTTTCATTATGTTTATTAATTATAACAATAGGAGTAGGCTTATGCTATTATCTAGGATTAATATCTTAAAACAAAAACGAGATAAGTTGTTGATTCCAATACGAAAATGCAAAAGTAATTACATGCAAGAGGTATGGAAATACAAACGCAATCAGTTAAGTAATATGATTACAGTTCTTGAGCATGAAAGGAAAGACTTCAATGCTTAGTTCTAATGTTGATGAGAGCATGATAAATGTTCTCATTGACATAGCTTTTATACTTCATCATCAGTTTGATAGTGAAGTACCATTTGAATTACAACCATTCAAAGATGAGCTAGAAGTATTACTTAACACATTAAACTTTACAATACATTAGGAGAAGCTATGAGTAATGTAATAGACTTAAATAAATATAGAGAAGATAAGATAGCCGAAAACTATAAGACAAAAACGGCTGGAGATTTTTATAATAAAATTATCAAGGCATCAGCTTTGAAGTCTTTGAAGAATGGCATGATATCTCAAGAGGTATTTGACAGTAAATACAAAGACTTATAATATTCCGTAAGGAATCGTAGCCCTAGTAAATTTACTCCTATCTAGGGCTATCGCAATCAACAGGAGTAATAGGAGAATAAGACTATGTATGTAGTATTAAAAGAGAATGAGTATAGCCACATAGCTAATACTTATAGCTATGAGTACCAATCAGAAGATAAACTTAAGTGTCAGTCATGGATAAATTCTAGGATAGACCTTAATATGCTTGAAGGAACTGTAGAAAAATATAGTATCTTTGGTGAGGTGAAAGAATAATGCTTACTCAAGTAGAACTGAGTAAGCTAGAGTCAAAGGGATTAATTAAGATTCCTTTGATTGTTGCCATACTAACAGAAGCTAAAGCACAAGGACTGAAATGGATTTTTCAATGTGATGGAGAAAATTTCTTTCCTTATGACGAGGCTAATGAAACACAAGGCGACTATGATAACTGGGTGTTTACTAATGACATTGAAGCATCTCTCAAAGAATATAATCAGACAGATATAATGCACATTATTTTTGATAAAGGTGGGTGGATTATGTGGGTTGCATGTAATGGTGAGGGCATTGACGCATTATCTGATTGGACAACACACAAGCACATAAACAGTTGGCTTGACCCTATCTCACTAAAATACGCAAACGAATAAATTTAGGTAATAAAAAACCCCACTAAGATAATTCCTAGTGGGGTTTTTTGTGGCTGTTATGGTGCCCCAACATTTAACAGACTGCCGAAATTCTGCACCACATTTGCTCGGCTACCAACCGAACTCATCTTCGGGATTCATCAAGCAGTGCCAGACATACCCTGTAAGACAATAACATTAGGCACTTGTGCTTCTTCTGTTATGCCATCTAGTGCATTGTTCAGCTTATTGATTCTGAACTGTGCTTGAGGTGTTAGGGCAATAGATGTACCGACACCTTGAAGGTCACCTTCAATCGGCTTCATCATCTTACCTAGTGGAGATTCCATTAATCCCTCAACACTTCTTATCTTAGATAAGATACCTTTGACATCATTATAGTAGCCCTGTCTTTCTGACTTAAGACTATCTAAAGCCATAGACATTCTTTCTCTAAGTATCTTCTCTTGTTTGATAGCATTGAAATCATTAATGTCATGAACAGCTAGACCTTGAGAATGACAATCAACATTCAAGCGAATACAAACTTTGTCATTGAAGTTATCAACAACCCATTTGGTATAAGCCTCATGACTATTTATCTGAGTGTCTAACTCATCTCGCTTATGGTATGACCTATCCGTGTACTCTGGAGAACTCATAGACATGATACCATTTTCTTTTAGATAGTCATGCTCTACTAACTCAAAGGTACTTCTATCTGGATAGGTATTGAAGTCAGCCCTTGCGTCATAGTTGTCCATATCATCTGACTCTCTCGATACTAGATTAAAAGTAACGCATTGGTCTAAATGAAATTGCTCACGACTATGCCCATAGTATCTGCCAACACTACCTACTGTTGGTTTTATTTTGTCGTATTCTTTACAAACAAAATGCTCTAGCTTTAAGTCTGCTATGGCAGTAGCTACTGGCATACCAGAACTATTCCATTTGTTTCTATCACTTACTTCTTTCACTATCTGTATCTGGTCTTGTGGTACATGTGATGTGATATAACTGTTGGCTACATTCCAAGATTGGTCGTAAGCCTCTCTCCAATTATCCCTAGCTTCTACATAAGAATTTCTATGCTCACTAGGTAATGCGTGGATAGTCTTGAGTGCATGAGGAAGAATAATATTCTCCTTTGCACTTTTATCTATTAGTGTTTTTGCCATTAGATTAACTCCTTCTGTTGGCGTTGATAAGTCCTTAGTATATACCTTATGTGTGTGTATGTCAAGTACTTGACTTACATATATAAATGTTTATAATGGTTGGTATGTTCAATAATTCTTTTTATAAAAAAGCTAACCCTTTCTGGGTAGAGTACTATAAAAAGAAAAAACAAAACAAGGAGAAAAAACGACATGACACAAGAACTAGACAAGAACGGAAACCCTAAAATTTACTGCAAGAACTGCGGTAAACGAATGGCTTATACTTATCAGCAACAATACTTTGGTACTACTGGCTATGCCAACTATCATTACTACCATTTAGAAGAAAGAAATGAAGTGTTTGCTACCAGACATGAAGCTGAAGCACACCTACAACTACTGACAGAAGCTGGACATAGGTGGAATGGGTGGCATGGCAATGGTGATGAGCCATTACAGGTAGAAACTATGGGCAGATACAATCACCCCGATAGATACTATGTAAAATATAGTGAACGCATATGTGACCCAGTAGAATTTCAGTTTCATTCACAGTCTTGTATGCTAGAGTTTATGCAAAGACCAGAAGTTATAGAACAGATGTTGCCTGTCATTGAGCAGTATAAAGCCGAGCCAAAGGTAGCTAAGAAAAAGCCTCGTAAGAAAAGAGAAGTCAAGGTAGACTTACCAGACTATGAGGCTATGACTAAGAGATTGGAAGGCATACTATGAGTACAGGACAGGACTTAAAGTTTGAATACAATACTGATATGCCATACGATTGGAACTTTGATAAGTGGTATCGTTGGAACTGTAGAGAACGCAGAAGCTACAGGCTAGAAATATATACTGAAGCTAGGGCTTTGGAAATATTCAATGACCTATTCCCTAAACCTAATCTAAAAACTATGGAAAAAGAATGGACACTTTCGCAATAATTCTATGGCTGGTCGGAGCAGAAATCACAGTACCACTTCAACAAGGAGTGGGCTGTGATGAGTACATCAAATATTTAGAAACAATCGAACGCATTACATATGATATACCTAGTACCTACCTTGACGGAGTAGAAGTAATAGGATATACTTGTAGCATAATACAAACACAGGAGTAATTTATGGCTAACAGAAAAAGTTATCACAAACAATACTATCGCAAACAAGCGATGGACGGCTTACGCAATACCATCAAGACACTACGCACACAGATAAAAACTTTTGAAGAGAGTGAAGAAGGTGTTGCCTATAAGAAAAGAAAACAGCAAGAGTATTCAAGAGCATACAGAATAGCTAATCAAGAATCAATTCGCCAATACCAAAAAGAATACCATGAGAAGTATTAGTATATATAGACCCCCCTCGGAACCACAGGTTCATATAGCACGAATTTCAATTTAAGTCAAGGAGAATTATGAATATATTTTTTTTACATAGACTACCAGAAACATCAGCACAGATGTTGTGTGATAAGCATGTACCCAAGATGTTACTTGAGACATGCCAGATGTTATCTACTGCATACCAACGACACATGGGAGAACATGAAGAACTTTATAAACCAGCATATCCCAAACACCCCATGACAATATGGGTTGGAGATTCAAAGGCAAACTTTGATTGGGCATTTGACCATGCAGTAGAGATATCAAATCAGTACACTAAAAGATTTAACAATTCACATAAGTCACATATAATACTGCAAGTGTTAGCAGATGAGTATATAGGCATTCCTGATATAGGATTTACTGAGCCACCACAATGTATGCCTGATGAATACAAAGATGAAGATTATATTCAAGGATACAGAGATTACTATTGGTATGACAAAAGGTATTTTGCCAAGTGGAACAAAGGTGTAGACGCACCTGCTTGGTGGCTTGACTTAGAGTCTGTTGCGTAGTATTATAGTAGCATGAAAAAAAATTATTCACAAATATCTTTAGACAAGATTAAAAACGGTCACACCATCTACACTAAAACTATCAAGGTGGTGGAGTTCTATCCTTATAAGGCTCTGAAGCCTGTTACCAACAAGAAGTTAGGTAAGAAGGTAAGCAAGGGCATGCATAAGGATAGACCTATATTCACACTAACACTAGAAGAGAGAGCCACATGCCCTCGTACTTGTGGGCATTGGGATGATTGCTATGGCAACAACATGCCATTCGCACACAGAATATCACATGGCAAGGGACTGGCTCACAAACTATACACAGACCTCACCGAGATACAGAGAAAGCATGAGAAGTTTCTTGTAAGACTGCATGTGCTTGGTGACTTCTACTCGGTAGACTATGTACAGTTCTGGGAGAAGTGCCTTGCCAAATTTCCAGGTCTTGCCATCTGGGGCTATACCCATTGGCACCCAGGAACAGATATAGGTGATGAGATTAAGAGAATACGCACAGCACAATGGGATAGATTCTCAGTACGATTTTCAGATTACACCAGAGATATACTATCAGCTAACTCAGAAGAGATAGCAGACAAAGGTGTGATATGTCCAGAGCAGACAGGCAAGGCTAAGAGCTGTGCTGATTGTGGTCTATGCTGGGCAATGAAGAAACAACCAGTGATATTTAAAACACATTAACAACAACAAAGGAGGTCACATGACTGAATCAATAAAACGCCTAGACTTTGAAGGTGAAATAAGAAAGCGAGTAGGAGCAAAGTTTTTCTCTGCCTGCTTTATAAAGAAAGACGATAGCACTAGAGTTGCTAACTGTAAGTTCAATGTTACTAAACATCTTAAGGGTGGTGTCAGAACTACTGACCCTAAAGACTACATGATTGTATGGGACACAGTTAACTCTAAGTATATCAATGTATCTCTATCTAGATTACAATGGATTAAATTCAATGGTAATATGTATACTGTTGAGGTGACACCTAAAGGTAGAAAGTTAAAACTATCTAGTGTTAGTAATTTAATATAACGACTTGACACAGAGCCAAAGAAGTGTTAATATACCATATTGATTACGAGCATAGTAAAACACAAAGCATGCTACAGAGGTAGTGTTCGTATTCAAGGGGTGGGCTTGGTCGTTGCCTACCCCACATTATGGGGGTGCAGGTTACGGTACCGAAAGCCAGTTACAATCTGAAGCCTACTGGGCACCCCCACCCAAATTATGGGGGACGGGTCTAAATATAATCGTTAAGAATTATTGCTAGTTTTTCTTAAAGTATATCCGAGGTACTAGCCATCAACGGCACAGGCATCCCCCACCCACAATCGCTATGCCGATTGTACTTTTAGAGAGCGTTAGGTTCGCTACCTACCACCTGGTCTCGGTGTATGCGAGAGGCTTAAGAGTACAATCGGGATCGCGAATACTGTTCTCGAGAGAAAGTGATCCACGCCCCCTGGCTGGAGGTAAACGCGCGCAGCTATGAAGGGGGCAAGCCCCAGGTGTGATTCTTTTAGAGAAATCTGGGGCGCAAGCTTCATAATCACTTGACATAAGCTACCAATCATGGTATAAGCAAAGCATGAATTACAGAGAACAAAAAGAAGTAATACAAAACATACCCATACATACAGGACAGTCCATAAGAATGGATTGTCCTTTTTGCTTTCATAACAATACCTTACAGCTAACCAAAGAAAGTGGACAGATGAAATGGTATTGCTTCAGTGCTTCTTGTAATGCTAAAGGAGTTATTGACACAGACAAAACAATGGAGGATATTACTTATATGGTAAAGAAAAAATCAGAAGATAAAATAGATTGGAAAGTACCCAGCCACTTTCAGCCTGGACATTCTACTCACACAGTAGCAAAATACTTAAGCAGAAACAACTGTATTGAGGCATACAATCAGGGTAATGCTAACATACAATATGATCCACAGAATCATAGAGCTGTGTTCATGATACAAGATGACAAGCACAATATAATTGGTGGTGTAGGTAGAGCCATGCGTTCAGACATGATGCCCAAGTGGTATGTGTATGGCAGAAAAGATTATCCCTACATATGTGGTGAAGGTGATGTGGCTGTATTGGTAGAGGACTGTGCCTCTGCTTGTGCAGTATCACAAGACTTTGCAGGTGTTGCACTTATGGGTACAAGTTTACCAGAAACATTTATACCCATCATACAAAGTAAATACAAAGAAGTAATTGTGGCACTAGACAGAGACGCAACTACAAAATCATTTGACATTGCAAAAGAACTTAGTAGTATGAAACTTAAGACAAGGGTAGTTATACTTAAAGACGACCTAAAATATTATAGACCAGCAATGATAAAGGAGATACTATGCAAGAACGACAGCTAATAAAACTTCTATTAAAGAAAAAGTTTTATGATAAGAACAAAGCAAAAGTTTCTAAGACCACATTTACTAATGGTCTTGGAAATGTTTTTACTACTATACAAAAAGCCCATGAAGATTATGAAAAAGATTTATCAATAGATGAACTTATAGATTTACATTTAGAGAAATATAATCCTGCCCTTACTCGTGCGGCTAGGATTAATTTTGAATCTATGGTAGATGAAATAAGAAACGAACAAGAGCCTAATGAAAATGTTGTTGAGGATATATTAACTGCAGTACACAAACGTAATCTTGCACACAAGGTAGCAGTAGTGGCTACAGATATATTCAATGGTCACTCCAGATCTTTCAATGATATCAAGGATTTACTTGAGGGTACACAAGAAGAAGTTCAGGAAGAAGAAGCAGTGACAGATGATATAGGAGAACTTATAGAAAGTTTAGAGATACAAACTAAGTTTGAGTTTAACTTACCAAGTTTACACGAACACGTTCCAGGCATAGGTGCAGGCAATCTAGTTATATTATTTGCCAGACCAGAGTCTGGTAAGACTGCATTCTGGGTTAATCTAGTAGGTGGCATACAAGGTTTTGCATCACAAGGAGCAAAGGTACACGCACTAATTAATGAAGAGCCTGCAGTTAGGACACAGATGCGAGTTATTAATGCACACACAGGCATGACTAAAGAAGAGATACTAGATAACATGGACGTAGCAAAAGATAAATGGAAGGATATAAAAGATAATGTTAAACTTATGGATACTGTTGATTGGACTATTGATGATGTCAATAATCATTGTGAGCAACATAAGCCCGACATACTTATCATTGATCAGTTAGATAAAGTAAATGTACTGGGTAATTTTTCACGCACAGATGAGAAGTTACGGGCTGTATATACAGGAGCAAGAGAGATAGCAAAGAGACATGACTGTTGTGTTATAGCTATATCACAAGCATCAGCAGATGCACATGGTAAGACAAGCATATCATTCGATATGATGGAGAACTCTAAGACAGGTAAAGCCGCAGAGGCAGACCTAATCATAGGCATAGGTAAGCATGGTAGTTTAGATTCCCTTGACACTACACGAGTATTGTGTATAAGTAAGAATAAGATATCAGGCTATCATGGAGAGATAACTTGTAATATCGAACCACAACTATCGAGGTATAGAGTATGATTACAGTATTAGACGTAGAGACTAGCTTTCAAATTGTAGATGGTAAGGTAGACCCACTACCTTTTAATCCCCATAATTTTTTAGTTAGTATAGGAGTCAATGACGATTACTATTTTTTTAATCATAATCATAATGAGCATGATATTAAGTCTAATCATTTAGCAGTACAAGCTATACTAGATAGAACAAAACTATTAGTTGGTCACAATATTAAGTTTGATTTAGTATGGCTACTAGAGTCTGGATTTAAATATGATGGCAGACTATATGATACAATGATCGGTGAGTATGTATTGCTTAGAGGTTTGCGTAAGCCATTGTCTCTAAAAGAGATTTGTAAACGTAGAAGTATATCACAAAAATCTGATGCAGTAGATCAATACATGAAAGATAAAATATCTTTTGAGAATATACCAGTAGATATTATTGAAGAGTATGGCAGACAAGATGTCATATCTACTAGGGCTTTGTTTGATTCACAGATGGCAGACTTTAAGAAGGCAGACAATAAAGGCTTGCTCAAATCTGTTAAGATGATGAATGAGTTCTTACCTGTGTTAGGCAATATGGAGATGAATGGAATACACATAGATGTTCCTGGACTTGATCTAGTTGAGCAAGAGTTTAAAGAAGAGTTTGGTACTATAGCACAAAAGATTAAGACTATAATATGGGAGCAAATGGGTGATACCCCTATCAATCCTAGTAGCGGAGAGCAACTGTCTTGGCTTATATATTCTAGAAAAGTTACAGATAAAAAGAAATGGGCACAGATGTTTAATATAGGAATAGATAAAGCCACTAAGAAAAAAAAGAAACGACCTATCTTTTCTAAATCTAAATTTAAAGATGCTGTAAATTTTAATACAATTATAATTAAAAAAACTATGGCAACTCAATGTGAAAAATGTAGTGGTGATGGAACTATACAAAGAGTTAAAGTTAATGGTGATAGATATAAAAACTTATCTAAGTGTGATGTGTGTGAGGGTACAGGACTAATATATACAGAGTTAAATCGTACTGCAGGTTTTGAGCAGACACCTGTAGGTGTATCTGAGGTAGCTGATGGAGGATTTAAAACAGATAGAGATACTCTTAAAAAGATAGCGTCACGAGCAACAGGAGAGCTAAGAGAATTCATTGATTTAATTATAAGATACAATGCAATAGACACATACTTAAACACATTTGTAAATGGTATGAGGGACCATGTAAATGCAGATAGCATACTACATCCTAAGTTTATGCAGTGCGTTACAGCAACAGCAAGACTATCAAGTCGTGATCCTAACTTTCAGAATCAACCACGAGGCAATACCTTTCCTATTCGTAAAGTAATTACATCTAGATTTAAAGGTGGTAAAATAATGGAGATAGATTTTTCTCAACTAGAGTTTAGAACTGCTGTATTTTTAGCACAAGATAAGCAGGGCATGAAAGATATAGATGATGGTGTAGATGTACACCAATTTACTGCAGATACTATAGGTGTTAGTAGGCAGGATGCTAAAGCACATACGTTTAAGCCACTATATGGTGGTATGTCTGGTACAGAGGATGAGAAAAGATATTACAAAGCATTCTTAGATAAGTATAAAGATATAGCAAAGTGGCATGAAACTTTGCAAAGTAGTGCTATTGAGTTTAAAAAAATTAAGACTCCATCTGGAAGAGAGTATGCCTTTCCTTACGCACAGAGACAGGCCTGGGGGGGATCAAGCTATTCAACTCAGATAAAAAACTATCCAGTACAGGGTTTTGCAACTGCCGATATAGTTCCTATCGCATGTATTAATGCCTATAACCTTATGAAAGAACAGGGGGTTAAGAGTTTGCTTATTAATACAGTACATGATTCTATTGTTGCAGATATATATCCTGGAGAAGAAGATACTATGGCAGATATACTAGATGCTGCTACGTTTGAAGTTATAGATTCTCTTCAATCTTATTATGGCTTAGACTTTAATGTGCCACTTGACACAGAAACTAAGATAGGATACAATTGGCTTGATATGCAGGAGTTAACTCAACAGAAAGGTGACACTCTATGAAATTTCTCTTAATATTCGAGAGAGTATTTACTATACTGCTTTTTTTGGTAGTATTTATAGGAATAATTTTATATAATTTTTTATAATTTAACTTGACTTTTTTTGTAAAATAGTGTATAAAAAAACAAACCAACCGAAGGAGGACAATTTGATGTCAAATAATGAAGTAGCTAACATAGATGGTCTATCACAAGATCAGATCATGTCTATGATTGGCCAAGAAAAATCTTCTACTGGGAACTTCTTACCGAAGTTAGCCATAAATAGATTTCCAGAGAACGATGATGGTGCAGAAGTACCAGTAGGATCATACGGTGTGTATGTTCCAGAGCTAGACAGCATGGCTTATGGAAAGCCAGTAACGTTTAGGCCATTCATGAATGCATACCAGTACATGAAGTATGATGCAGAAAAGAATGAATATAGTAACAGAAGTATAATCTTTAAGTCTTGGAAAGATGAGGCGATAGATATACAAGGTGGTACTAGATGTGGTAAGATACCAGCTAAAGAACTTGCTAGTCTTTCTGACGAAGAGAGAATGAAACAGAAAGCGGTAAAGTGTTATCGTTTAGTTTATGGTTTAGTTTCTTTTAAAGGTACTCTTCCAGGAGGGGAAGAAGTAGAGGTAGATGATTTACCTGTGTTATGGAAAGTAACAGGCAGTAACTTTAAACCTGTAGGCGAGGCAATAGAAAGTCTTAGACGCAGAGGTAAGGTAATGTTTAATCACACACTTGATCTTAAAACTATGAAGAAGAAAGCAGGTAGTAATGTATTCTATGTATCAAACATATCTGTTAATGCAGAGGAAGTTAATTTCACTGATAAAGAGAAAGAGATTCTCTTATCTTTTCAAGATGTTATCAACACTGAGAACGAAGAGATAGTAGAGCTATGGCGTTCAGCTAAAAAATCTTCTCCATCTAAATCTGATGCTAAGATTATAGAAGCTACAGATGAACTTGAAGATGATCCAATAGAAGTTCTATCTGCATGAGTTCAAACATCCTAGAAAAAGTTAGGGTGTTCCTGGAGTCTGCAAACAAAGACGCAGTAGAGGTATCCGATGATTTGATAGACCAGTTTGGTGAGGCTTGTAAGGAATCATTCCGCAAGCAGTTCACTGACCAAAGAAAAAAAGAGTTTGGTCTTAGGGCATCAAGCATCGGACGACCTCTGTGTCAATTACAGATGGAGAAGAGGGGCATTAAAGGTGAGTCGCAACCTTATAATGTTAAGATGAGAAATCTATTTGGTGATCTTATAGAACAAGCGGCAATGATTATAATGAAAGCATCTGGTGTAGAGATACAATCAGAGCAAACTAAGACAGAGTACAAGCTAGATGCGGTTACAGTTAACGGTACTCTTGATGTTGAGATAGAAGATAAAGTATGGGATATTAAAAGTGCATCACCATGGTCTTTCACTAATAAGTTTGGAGAGAATGGTGGCTTTCATGCAGTAGCAGAGGATGATTTGTTTGGTTATCTAACTCAAGGGTATATGTATGCTGAGTCTAGGCAAAAACCTTTTGGTGGTTGGATAGTTATTAATAAATCTACAGGTGAGTGGGTCGTTACTGAAGCACCAATAGCAGATGATGAATATAAAGAGCAAGCTATAAGTACTATTGATAATAACATTAGAGCTATAACTTTAGACAAAGAATTTAAAAGATGTTTCAAAGCCGAAGACGAATACTTTAGAAAACAAAAGACAGGCAATAAAGTATTAGGTACGGCATGCGGTTTCTGCCCCTACAAGTTTCCTTGTTGGGGAGAAAACTTGCAAATGCTGCCACAACAGCAATCGCAAGCAAAAAACCCTAAGTGGGTTTGGTACACTGAGGTCAGTAATCCGAGGGTAGATGATGGCTTCTAGTGTACGAAGTAGAAAAGCCAAGGGGCGAAGGCTTCAAAACTGGGTTAGGGACGCACTACTTGGTGCGTTCCCTAGCTTAAAAATAGATACAGATGTATGGTGTGCTATCATGGGAGAGTCTGGTATAGACATCAAGCTATCTGAAAAAGCCCAAAAGTTATTCCCATTCTCTATTGAATGTAAGAATAAAGAAACATGGAAAGGATTGTATGATTCTTATGATCAATCTATTTCCAATGCTAACTTAGAACCTGCTGTAGTATTAAAAATGAATGGCAGAAAACCCCTTATTGTACTTGACTTCACTTCATTTTTAGGTATAATAAAACAAAACAACAAAGGAGAATAATAATGGTTACATTTTATACCGAACTTACAGATGAAGAGCTAGAACTTATGGCAGAAAAAACAGAAGAAGAACAGCAAGAAGCTATACACAATCTAGTAGTGAAAAGAAAAAAATTACTAGAAACTGGTTTACCTGAAGATGATGAAGAGATAAAAGGATTAGATGAATTGATAGGCAATATATAATGTCAGATGATCCGATAGATATATTTAATTCTGTATCTGTGATAATTACCCCACATAAAAAAGGATTTACATGTGGGGTAATAGATTCTAAACCACCTGAAGATAGAGACATATGTTCTTATATAGCTAAAGGTTTAATTAGATTTGTTACAACTAATGCTGACATAATATATGAAGAGGGCATGCAAGGTTTTTATGAAGATGATATAGAACATGGTAAGAAAAACAACAAAGATAATGTTGTTGATCTATTTAATTTTAAAAAAGGAGACTTAAACTAATGACAACTCACTTAGTAATAGGAGACCCCCATTGTACACCTCATGCTAGTAACGAAAGATTTACTTGGGCAGGACGAATGGCAAAAGATATTGGGGCAGATAAGATAATATGTATGGGAGATTTTGCAAGTATGGACTCTCTATCTAGTTGGGATAGAGGTAAAAAATCCTTTCAAGGTAGGAGATATCGTAAAGATATTGGACATGCCCATCAAGCCTTAGAGTTATTTAACAATGCTATGGGCAACCATAAAGCAGAGATGCACATGACTTTAGGTAATCATGAAGATCGTATTGATCGTATGGTAGAAGATAATCCAGAGCTTGAAGGTGCTATATCTATTGATGACTTAAAGTATCCAGACTATGGCTGGAATGAGTATACTTATAGATATCCTGTAATTATAGATGGGGTACACTATTCACATAATTTTCCTAGTGGTATTATGGGATCGGCTATTTCTGGAGAGAATATAGCTAGGACTTTATTAAATAAGAATAAAGTATCATCTACTGTAGGGCACTGTCATCTTCTAGACTATGCTGTAGGTGCATATCCAACAGGTAAAAAGATAATGGGACTATCTGCAGGATGTTACTTAACACACAAAGAATCATACGCATATAATACACAACGAATGTGGTGGAGTGGACTGATAGTTAAACGCAATGTTAAAGGTGGAGAGTACGATATAGAAATAGTAAATGTAAAGGAAGTAAAAAGAAGATATGGAAGACCTAGTAAATAATCCTAATCACTATAGGCAGTCGTCTACTGAGACTATTGACATAATTAAATCTTCTATGACTGTAGAAGAGTTTCATGGATACTTAAAAGGTGCATGCATGAAGTACATGTCTAGGTATAAATATAAAGGAAATGCCATTCAAGATTTAGAAAAAGCAGAATGGTACTTGAAGAGACTAATAAAGGAGGTAAAAGACATGAAATCAATTTAAAGGGGTCAAACTTGCACGTACAAACAAATGTGTGCTATATGATATAATCGTATCACCCATACATTATTCGTTAATATTTACTATATCTAAACAAGAAAAATTTTAATAAAAGGAGAATAAAATGGCAGAAAAAACTACAGAAGAACAAATGCAAGAGGCTAATAGATTAGCTGAGAAACAATATATAATATCTGGATCTCAAGTACAAAGTATACTAAGATATCTGTTTACTAGACCTTATGGTGAAGTAGTACAGGGTATTGAAGTTCTATCTAGAGGATTAAAAGAACTAGATCCAAACATTGGGGCTGACTTTGTAGCGAAGAATGCAGATGGCAAAAAATAAATCACATCTGTTTGGAATGAATATCCATTTGACTGGTTCAAATGAGATAGCAATCAACTTAGATTATCCAGAGCCAAGTGTTGTGCAACAGGAACTAAATGATATAGAAGAAAAGTTTCATGCCAACATATTGGCTGCGGTAATCAGGCATTGTAAAAGCAATGCTGAAAAACTTAATTACGAAATAAAAGATTTAATAGAAAGGTTATAATGGATAACGTGGCTAGAATGGAAGTACCAAATAGAATGAGAAGTAATACAGTACGTATGGATATAGATGATAGAAGAGTAGTAGCTATAGTGGACTACACTATAAGCTCTGGAGGAGTAACGCCTATGGCTATTTGGGTTAAGATAAAACCAAATGAAAGTACTCTGGATAGAGAGCTTAGAGCATCTGGTAAGGCAGTGTCTTTACTGTTGCAGTATGGATGTAGTCT